GAAAAGCTCTTTCCTGATGTGGCAACGCTGTTGACACCCTTCGACGCATGTAACGTATCACCAACTTAATTTGGAATTCCCCAATTGTACTGCTCACAGGCGCACCTCCGGAACAAATGCCAATGAGCGCCCCTTGAAAGCACTGTCTCGCATTCGCATCAATACCGGGTATTGTATTTGCTGGGTCTGGCGTGTCAACTGAAGTCAACGGATACGCCTGATACTGCGAAATGCAATAATACGCCTTTTCTGTAAATTGATCAGGCTTATAAATCAGATGCTTCGGCGCTATCGCACCATAGATTTGATTCACAGCCTTACACTTCAACGATCGTGCATAATCAACATTCATCGTGACGACATTCGCATCAACAACATCAGGATCGAACGCAAGCGTCCAATCACCGGTCGTGAGGGTAGTACTCGTACCACCAGTCGGAATGACCCACATATCAAAGTTTTTAATGCAATACATCGTCCAATTCTGAGCTTCTGTTGCAACTGTCGTGCCAAAGGCAAGAGGATTGAGAGGCAACACCTTGACTCCCCCGAGGAATCCTGCGCCACCTGAATCGGTGGTCGCTGCCAACCCCTGGAAATCTCCAGTGTATTCCCAATCTTCCCAATCATCACCCGCGGCAAGTTTCACCATCTTATTAGATGCTTTGCCTGCTTTATCGGTCATGACTGCCGGTCCCTTATAGCCCGGTGGCGGCCCTTTCGGTTTCGCCATTTTAACTCCTCCTTTGCTTCGTAAGTATTCTTCAAATTGCTTGGCATCCATCGCTGGTGACTTATTCACAAGCACCACCGCGGCTTTCTTCTTCGCCTTCTTGGACGCCTTCTTCGCCGCCTTAACTTCAGCTTTGAAAGCTTTCATCTCTTTCGAGACTGCTTTCTTAGCTTTTGCTGGCATATTTGCTGTACGCTTAACGGTGATAGGGACCGTTCCCCTTTGACATAAATGTCTCCGGCGGAACGGAGAAATCGGTGTTCAACCCGCCCTCCAACACCATTTTGTATACATCTTTACTTTCTCCTGGTAAATGTCTGTTTTTATAAATAGCGGCACTGAAAACGGGATGACTCGACTGAGTATTTTCTTTCCAAAATCTCGTCAGAGCATAAAGAGATTCAAATTCTGGTTCCCACGCGTACAGAGTCAATAAAGACTCAAGTTGCGGTACTAAATTTTTAAAATCTCTCTTTTCCTTATAACACAGCTGCCACCAATGTTTCTTTTTATGGTTCGGCACCAACACAGCGACTGAGCTTCCTCCGGGTCCAGCAATTAAGTTGAATCCGAATCCAGCAAAGTCCATCTGATTGAGCGTCCCAATTAAGGGCTGGTCTTTAACCACAAAACCATTTTCATTCAGCCAATCCACATACGGTTTAACATCGAGATTTCCCACTCTCTCTATCGTATCATCTCCCATAGAACACAACATATCAGCCCTTGGGTCCCAGGTTCCTGTCTGTGACAAAGAAGCCAGCACTTTAAGCATATATTGACTACGCGAGTTCATAGATATTGTGAGTTTACTTCCCGATTTCGTTATCCCCGGAAAACGTTGTTCAAGGCAAGTTCCATCCGAGAAAACGATTTTGCTTTTCGACAATGCATAATGTGAATTCCGAAACATTTTCTCGAAATCACTATTTGCAGGCCAATTTACGCATAACCTTTCACGAATTTCACAATCTGCCATGTACAACCAACCAGGGACTGTCATATCCCAAGCCGATTTGTCCATCGCCATGAAAAGTCCTCCATCATTCAATTGCCGGTAAAATCGATCCCAACCTCCATAGAGTGGCGACAATCCCGGTTTCGACGGTATCTTTTCATAGTTCTCCAATTCGGCTGTACAACTGTCTCCAAACAATATGTCATGGCACAACCTATCAATAATTGAAATGCTCCATATCAAC